TCCGCTGTAGAAGCTCCTGTACCACCATCTGCAATAGGCAAGTCTGTAGCTAATCCACCTACAAAGTCTGCCGTGCCTGTAACTGATAAGTTGCCACCTACAGTAAAGTTATCGCCATCAGTTCCAGCTTGCATATCTTTAACTTGTGACATAAGTTCACGGATAGCATTGTTAATGCCAGCAGGAGCGCATCCTTCTGCAATATCAATGCCACCTATATCTAAATTATTGGCAGGCGTTGCTGACCATTCACTTACTTTATTCTTTGCCATTTATCTATCCTTGTCTATTCCAAGTGTTGTCGTTATAAGTTACATCAGTCCAAGTATTATCACCTGCTGTCTGATTTTGCCATGTATTAGAATTAAAGCTAATATCAGTCCATGTGTTGTCATCTTGAGGTACATCAGTCCATGTGTTTTCGTCAAATGGAACTGGATTCCATCCTTCTCCTTGTATGCGACCATTTACTGAGATTGTAGCGTTGCCTGTAATTGAACTGTTGGCAGACCAAGTTACATAAGCATTGCTTGCTAAGAATGCCTCTGCTGTAATTGAGCTAGAGCCATCTATCGTATTTCCTGCTGTTGCAGTTACTGTAGCTATGCCATTGATTTCAGCAGCGCCAATCAGTATCTTAGTGCCATCAGCAGTTACTGTAGCTACACCAGTTATGCTTGCACTTCCACCTACCTCTAATCCACCTAAAGCATATACGCTTGCGCTTCCATCAATCGATGCTGTTGCACTTCTTACTGCGCTTCCTAATGCAGTGACTGTAGCGTTTGCATCTATTGAGCTTATGCCAAATCTTACTGCTGTTCCGCTTGCTGTTACATCTGCTAACCCGTTAATAGATGAGCTAGATGTTAATATCAAATTGCCCGATGCAGAAACTGTTGCCAACCCATCAATGATAATTGATGCTGTTCTTATAGCTAAAGCATCTGCTGTTACATTAGCTGTTCCGTCAATCGTTGCAGAGCCATATACAATGACTCCTGCTGCTTTGGCTAGAGTTGAAAATGGGACTTGTGAAAATGCACTAAAGCCAAACATTATTTATCCTTTTCTACCAAGCCCAAATATATACAGCTCCGTTGCCTCCGTTGCCACCCGCTCCTCGTGTTGTGGCATTACCACCACCACCACCACCACATCCTATGCCACCATCGCCACCTCTACCTCCAGTGCCTGATGTATTCCCACCGCCACCTGCGCCACCACAGCCGATTAAGATAGGCTGAGTCATAAAGTATCCATTGTCTGCATTGCCGCCACCTGAAAGCCCTGCATTTGCTATAGGATAGCCATAATTTGGAGTTACGCTTGCGCCAGCACCGCTAGTTGATGTTGAGCCGCCTGCTCCTCCACTTAAAGGAGTTGTTGCTGATGCTGTAACTGCTGTATTTGCATTGCCACCTGCTTGACCTGCAACGCCACTAAATATGCCAAGCAATGTAAATCCAGTTGCGCTTGATGCAGTTCCTCCCGCACCTCCAGATGCAGCACCACCACCACCTCCGTTAGCTTGAAGCAAAATGGTGGAATTAGTAAGTAGCACAAAGCTAGCAGTTCCAGCAGAGCCGTTATTACCTGAACCTCCAGATGCACCGCCTGCTCCGCCTTGTCCTGGCGCAACAAGAAGTCTATCGGGGACAAATATTGCAGGCACTATCCAAGATGTTACAGCGCCACTTCCTCCTCCAGTTGTGCTAGAGCTGCCTCCGTTTGAGCCTCCACCTCCTCCGCCAATAAGCAGGAATCTAATCATGCTCACCCCGCGAGGCTTATTCCATACTTGAGAGCGTCTTCCAGTGTTGGCAACAATCCCACAGTTGAACTCAAAAAACTGTGCTGTAGAAGGAACTATTGTATTAAATACGTCTAACATATATCACCATGAAACGATAACGACTAAGCCGTCACCGCCTTTGCCGCCTTGAGATGTGCCGCTTCCGCATATACCACCACCACCGCCTCCTGAGCCGATTCCACCATTACCTCCGTTACCACCTGCTTCTGATGGAATAGTTCTTCCGCCCGCTCCGCCGCTACCACCACAACCTAGCAATAAATTTGAGAATATAGATATACCATCGTTCCCATTTTGTGCTGGGGCTGGCGCTCCACCTGCTATAACAGGATAGCCAGATACCGCCAAAGGAGTTACAGAACCTCCGCTAGAGTTAAGTGAAGAAGCCCCTCCTGCACCGCCAGAAACAATGCTTGTTTGAGTTATACTTGACCCTGCCGCCGCGCCACCAGTGCCTGTTGTTGATGAAAAGAATCCCATAGCACTAAAGTTATTGCTTTGACCTAGTGATGCTGAGCTTCCGCCAGAACTAGATGTAGCATTATTACCATTTGAAGCAGATATAAGTGTGTAGAACAAATTTGATGTTGCTCTATAATCAACTCTAGTAGATATAGTTGAGCCACTTCCTCCAGCGCCAACAAAAATTACAAGGCTGTCAGGAATTAAAAACGCTGGGACAAAACAGTTTGTAACCACTCCAGCTCCGCCCCCGCCCCCGCCTGCTGATGTAGTGCCGCCAAATCCATTACCACCAGCACCAATCAAGGTAAAGTGAACAAAGCTACATCCCTGTGGCTTTACCCAGCTTGATGTACTACCGCCGATAGAAAATATCTGCACATCTGCATTTTGTGGTGTAGGATAATTTATAGGATAGCTCATTTACCAACTCGCAATAATAACAAGACCATCACCACCAAGAGAAGAAGCATTACCACTTCCTCCACACCCAATAGCTCCATTTTTAGCTGTTCCTGTAGTTACTGAAGCACCACAACCAACAATAATAGGCTGTGTTAAAAAGAATGAGCCTGAGGTTGATGTTGATTGGTATCCATAATTAGCAACTGCGGCTGTATTACTTGAACCACCTGCTCCTAAGAAAGTAGTTGATGATGCGGTTGGATTCCCAGTAGTTCCATTTTGCCCTCCTACTGAAGCAAAAAATCCAGTAGCTGTAAAAAAAGTCCCTGTAGATGACCCGCCTGCTGTAGCACCTATTGCCGCATTTGCGGTCAATAAAGTAGATACAGTCGTGCCTCTATAAGACACAGTTGTATTGTCAGAGTCACCTGTTGATGGATGTATAACTAAGTTATCAGGTACATTGATTGCACTGCCCATCCATCTAGTTACAGCTCCACTACCACCGCCTGTTGTACCATTCCCATTGCCACCGCCGCCTATTAGCATCATGTATATAAATGATGCGCCTCTAGGCTTTGTCCATACAGCATCTTGATAAAAGAATTTGATGTCTGCTTTGGTTTGGTTAAAGGTGTTAAATACATCAAGCATTAGTTATGCCCAATCAGGTGCAGGTGCGTTTGTATCTACTGTGGTATATTCAAGATTACCTTCAGCTATAGAGCCGTCAGCAAAATAAACGCCCAAGCATTCCCCATCTTGCATCTTCTGATAGCCTGTCTTGCCTTCAGGCAAAGTAAATTCTACTAGCCACCATGTAATCATCTTAGTAATCTCCAGCGATAACTACTACAGAGTAGCCTGTACCACTTGAGCCTGTTGATGTACCAAAAGTTACATATAACAAGTAGTTAGCAGGCAATGCAAAGTTTAATGGGATTTCAAATACTGATGATGCTGCTGTCTGTGACTGTGTAACTGATGGCAATGTAATTTCATCGTATAGCCAAGTATTAGTAGCATTAGTCGTAGTGCTAGATGATATAAATACACGAGCTACAGTAGCGGCAGGAGAACCTACAGGGCGGAAACGAACCTTCTGCACATAAGAACCATTAGCTCCTGCTGTAAAGGCTTTGTATATGTTTGCGCCTGTACCATCTAAAGCAGTATTGGCACTTGGGCCTACAATAAGACCACTGTTGTTACTTGCTACAGAGTTGACATCACCTGTAATCGAAAAAATTGGTGCGGTATTCGCTGGCATTTAAAACTCCTATGGTAAAACGCAATTAGTAGATATTGCTCTAACTAATCCAATATTCAAAGAACCACTAACTGTAACACTGTCACCCAAACTAACAGGAGTTCCGTTAATTGTGATGCTAGAGTTAGTTAGACTTGAGTTCCCAATATTAGATAGCGTATTGCTTGAGCCACTAATCGTCTTGTTTGTTAATGTTTGTGCGGTTTCTGTATCTACAGATTTCTCGGCAGGATATGTGACAAATACATTCTTTGAGCCTGCGCTTAAATTTACAGCAGTTCCGCCATTAGATGACTCTAATATAGTGTCACGAGATAAAGTGCCAGAGCCTACTGTTCCAATGCCAACTTCCCACTCAGAACCACCATCAATCGCATAGTATGTTGTATTGCCGTTACCAATAGCACTAGAAAATGTCTGAAACCCAGTAACAGCACCGCCAAGCGTAAGCGTGCCAGTGCCTGTTGTTGTTGATGTTTCTTGTACCCTATCCTTAACGACTAATGGCATCGTTTATCCTTAGCTTAAAGTAACAGATAAGTTGCCAGCAGAAATCTTAAAGATGTCGCCAGAGCTAATAGTCTTAGATGCGTCTAGTGGTGAATGGTATAAAAGATTACCAGAAGTGGACGCATCAAGAATTCCAATCCATCCGATAGTTCCCCAACTGCCTGTTGCTGTAGGGAATGTAATATCTGCTGTAGTTACAGATGCGCCATTAGAAGGTGCGCCAAATGTAGCTGCTTGACGAGCATAAGAGCCACCTGAAACCTCAGTGCCTGTGTTAGCGTCTGTTGGGTCGCTAGTGTATAAACCTACATATACTGTAGTTGGTGCTGTGTATGTTGTTGCTCTGAGAGTGCCGTTGATTAACGCATTCTCTAAGTAGTTACTCATTTCTGACATGATTTATTCCTTATCGTGGTACTACATTGATTGAAACATTAGGATATTTACTTCCATCATCATTCTTCATGATGTTAGCAACTGCTCTCTCGTACATTGTCGCCCATGTTTGAATCCGTGCATCATTCATTAAGTATGGCTCTGCTTCAGCAAGAGTCGCATACAATAAGGCATCAGGATAGTTAGCCAAGTATAGATTACTTGATGTCGTTGGAGAGATGAAAGTAGGTTGTGCGTAGTACAGCATCTGCAATGTTAAGTCGCTAGATGGTACTGGTGCAAATTGAAGCTCACTACTCAACAATGTGTAATACACTGGAGTAGCGCCTGTGTTTGTCAATAGATTTCTAAAGAACAAGTCAGGAGTTTGGTATGTCAAAACAATCTCAGGATTGCCTTGAAAGTGCAATTCACGCATCTCTAAGAAGTCTGATGGTAGCTCAACAGTGCCATCAGCAGAGTTGGCTGTGGTAGTTGCTACTTTCAGCATAGGGCGAGTGCGTAACTCACGAGTTAATCGTTGCTGTGCTAGGTTAATAAAGTCTGGAATCTGCGCTGATAAGTCAGTTCTAGCTAAATAGTTCTCTACTACAGCTACAAATGATGTGTAATTGGTAAATGCCATTATTTATCCTTTTTGACTAGCACGATGAAGCCGTTGCCAATGTTTAGTTCTTTAATTATGGTGAATCTTTTATTTAGTTTTTCTTTCCACCAGTCAGGGTGCTCTTGTATTAAGTGAGCGTTCCGACCATCAGGCAGTATCTTTTGTGCTGGTGCAGTGTGAATAGTGAATATTCCGTATTGCAGAACACATCTACGCAAATCATCAAGCACATCATCTAAGCACTCAGGCTCAATATGCTCTAACACATCAATGCAAGCTACTAACTCTCTTGGCTCAGGCGTTGCGTTCCATTCAGGATTGCTTGGCTCATAAGGATAGTAATCTATCTTATTTTCAAGAGCATCTCGTAAACGGCATTTCCCAGCGCCATAGTCCAATATCTCTTTAATTTGATACTGAGATATCACCAAGTCAACAACAGGCGCATATAGCACGCTAGAAACTCCATAATCAGGGTTTTCGTGCAGAGTTTTCTGCATCTGTCTGTATTCGTCAGAAATTAACACCTGAAATTACCTCATGCCATGTCTTATCGTCTTGATATACAAGTCGCATAAAGCGATACCAAGGCATAGATGGATGTGCATAACGCCATTGATGCCATTTAGGTACTAAACAGATAGTTTGTACGCCTAAAGCAGCAGAGCAATGCAGTGCTGTAGTATTTATACCGATTACTAAGTCCAATTCAGCAATTAAAGCTGCTGTATCGTCATAATCTTGCGATTGTGTTGCTTCTTCGAAGTATTCAACACCATCAATCTTTTCTTCTATCTTGTAATCCAAGCAGACTAGCTGAATGTCCTTGCGTTTCAGCAGTGGTGCTAGGTCTTCCTTTGTTAGTTTCCTTCCGCTCTCGTTCGTTAGCTTTGTGCCTCCGTGAGATGTGAAACCAACTATTCTCTTGCCACCTTTGCGTAATTTGTCGAATGTTTTGCGCCATGCGTTACGCTTGTCCTCGTCTGCTACCAAGAAAGGAGTATTAGGAAACCTTTTACTATCTGTGCAGAAGAATCTAGGTAAAGACCCCATGGCACTTCTGGCATCGAATTGAACATTATTGACCCATTCGGGATTACTATCGCGTCTAGTCCCATATACTTTCGCCTTTGGAAAACTGCGCTTAAACAGTCCTTCTAGCTTAGGGTCGCAGTCAATATACACATTCTCAGCTTGCTCAATCGCTTTATTGATGCAAGCACCATAGAATATCTCATCGCCTAGACCTTGCTCGCCATAGATGACAAGGTTCTTGACTTTAGAGCCATCCCATCTAGGTTCGTCACCATAAGTCCATTCTTTGCGGAACTTGCCGCCTAGTGATTTCTCCCAATGCTCCCATCCTTTTACCCACTCACCTTGAGCTAAATAGCAGTGAGCTAGGTTTAATTGAGCATGAATGTCATCAGGATTGCATTCTAGTGCCATATTGCACGATTTAAGTGCTTTATCCCACTCAGAACGCTGAATAAAAGTCGCAGCAGCATTGGAGTAAGCCAAAGAGTAGGTTGGGTCAATCTCTGCGGACTTAAGAAATGCCATAATTGCTTTGTCATATATGCCAAGCTCATGGCAGGCTCTACCGAAAGATACCCAAATCGCCTTGTTGTTGGGGGCTTCTTGCAATGCTCTGCGGAAAAGTTGATAGGCAAAGGCTTCTCTGCCCGTCATTAACCATATATACCCTAAGAAGTGCAATGTAGCTGCATCATCAGGGTAGTTCTCTAACACTGCGTATATAAGTGGCAGTGCGTTCTCGTAATCTTCTGCTTCAATTAGGTCATGTGTCGCTAATTGGCATTCTTTAAGTTCATCTCTATTCATGCTTTGCGGTGGTTACTTTCAAAAATGGGTAGTTTGCATTGATTTCTTTAATCAGTTCTTTGGTCTGATGCGGATTGAATATATCAATACCTTTTTTACGCAATTCCATCTCAATTACTGGTGGAATGCTGGCATAATGCGCCCATTCTTGTTTTACACCTTTAGCCCATGCCTCTGGATTGTTTCTCTTTTGTTTTAATGCTTCCATGAAGGCATCTAAATCTTGCACAGATGTCATTCTGTGTTCATCTTTCACAGGGTCATAATCGTAATACTGTGTGACACCTGTTGTTGCATCGTAATCAAATAATATAGACATAGTTTAAAAGGGGACAGTTTCCCGCCCCCTTTCCTGTTAGCGATTAAGCGCCTGTGTTTTGAACCTTAGCGTGAGCATCAGGATTCTGAACAACAAGAGCGTATTCAGCAGTCAACAGCCATTTTGTGCTATCGCCTGTCTTAGCCAACTCAACTTTCTCCATTGGGCGGAGAGAAGCCAAGCCAACATAACCAGGGTCAACACACAATACAGCTTGGTCACGCATGAAGCGGTCAAGTTTAACAGTGTGGTTACCAAAGTCAGATACATACACATCGGCAGCGCCAGTGATGATTGCTTGGTTAGAACCTGCAACATTGTTGAACTTAGTAGCGATACCTGCGAATGTTGAGAAGCGAGCTTTGTTAGTTGCGCTCATCAAGATTACAGATGGGTCGCCACCATCAGTCCATGCTAATTGCAATGCAGACTTCAAGTCAGCTTCAATGAATGTTACAGATGTACCATCAGTTGGAGCTGCTACAGTACCACCAGAGAAGCCTGGAGTTGTACCGCTTGTAGAACCTGTTGCCAATACGCGGTTAGTAATCCAAGATTCCATACCAGCAGATGAACGAGCAGTTGCTGCGCCACCTGCTGAAGATGCTTGGTTACGCACCAAAGCGTATTCCATGTCACGCTTCAACTCTTTACCAGCCTTCATCAACTGATAAGCAACTTCAGACTTACGGCCATACTTGCGAACTACATCGTATGTATTAGAAATCTGAACAGTTTTGCGAGAGATTTGTGTGTAGTTACCCAACACAGTTGTAGCTGGCAATGTTGCAAAAGATGCGTCATCACCTTCAACATTTGTGTTAGTAGCAGCGGCAGCTAATGCGTCTGTTTGCCATTGATGGTAAGTTTGACCTGCGCTCATGCGTTTGCACATGGACAACAGAGGTGTATCTTCTGGGCTAATATCAAAGATAATATCTTCGAATGATTCGGCAATGCCCTTGCCGGTATAGGTACTTGTTGATGATGCAGCCATTTATAATTCTCCTTATAGCATTTCTTCGATTAGTTTCGCCGCCAAGTCAGAGCGACCTGTTTTACGCAGCGTGTTTCTTGTTTCTTTTCGTTGAGCTGACTCAACTACTTTTGTATCTTTAGCACCTGGCTTCACGACAGGTTTAGCTTGCGATACTTTGTTCTTTACACTTGGATTCGATTGCAACTTGCGCCACTGCATTGCATCGTGTAGCACCTTGACATAACGAGGGTCGTAAATGTTACTTAGCTCGTCTTCAGTAAATCCGTAATCTTTGCCTGTTGAGATAATTGCTTGGCTGGTATCTCTACTCCAATTAGGTATCTCTTTAGCTAGAATCTCTTTACCCTTTTCAATGCGCTGTGCTAGCTCTTGTTGTCTAGCATTCACTAATGCTTGTTGCTTGCCTTCAAGTTGTTGAGCTAATGTAGCTCTTTGCTGTTGAAGCTGGTTATATGTAAAGAACAGCTTTTGGGCTTCCACAAAGTCATTATCAGATAGCTCCTGCCAATTAACCTTAGAGTATGCCTCTAATTGTTGGTCAACAGCAGTCAGTTGTGCAACATCACCAATTAACGCACTTTGCAACTCGGCTTGTTGTTGGAGCAGTTGAGCTTGGGCTTGGAGTGCCTGCTCTTGTGCTTCCAACGCCTTGCGTTGTTCTGCAACTTGCTGCGTCTTTTGCGTGTAGTCTGCGCCCTGTTGTGCTAGGGCTATTACTTCCTCAAGAGGTTTCTCGATTTCCTCGCCATTCACCTTCAGCTTCAAGCTCTTAATTGGTTGTTCCTCTGCGGAAGCCTCATCATCGCCTTCTTCTGATTGCTCATCAGCTTGTTCTTCTTCTACTACTTCTTCCTCTACCTGTTCATCAGGATTGGTTTCAATAGCCTCTACCTCTGGTTGCTCATCTGCGTCTAAATCTACTGGCGCATCATTTTCTTCATCAACGAACGCCATTAAACGACTTTCGATTGACTGCGCTTGGGCTTGGTCACTCATGTGTTACTCCTATTATCGAGCAATAAACACCATTAAGGTGTAGTCAGGCTTGCTCTTACCTGAATGCTTTAGTTGCCTTCTGTAACAACGATTCCTTTTGCATTGCTGCTAATCGACCTGTCGTCATTACATCTTGCAGTTGTTTCTCAATTTGGTTTAGCGTCTGAAGCGCAATAACTAGCTTATTATGCGTTTTCTCATCGCCTAAAGGGCTAGATGCCATGTTAGCAATAATTCCTGCTCTAACCTTCTCTATAGCTTCCTTATAAGCAGGACTCTCTAATACCTTTGCAGCTTCTTCGCCACGCAATACTTCTGTTAGTTGTTTGTCCAATTAGATATATCCTAATGCCTTGTTAATCCAACGACCTTTGGCTGTTAAGCCACTCACTTGCGTTGCGTATTGAGTCTTATAATCTATTATGTTTGATTCAATAGCGCCTGCACCACCTAAACGAGATACTGTACCTGCTGGCTGTGTGCTTGCTACGCCTTCTTGTACTGCGCCTGCTTCTGCTAATCTATCCGCCATACATTCCTCCAAACTCGTTTACTTGTGCGATTTGCTTCTGTGCATCCATCTGAGCTTTAATCTGTGCAATAGCCAAATCTGTTTCAGCTTTCAACTGTGCTTTGAAGCGCTCTAGTTCCATCTGAGCTGCAATCTTCTCACGCTCGATGATTACATCGTTACGAGAACGGATTTGCTCTTGTTCTAACTGAGCTTGTGCTTTAGCTTGCTCAATCATCAACTGACCTTGAATAGCTTGCTGTGTTGGGTCAGGCTGTTGCTCTTGAGGTGGCATTGGATTCTCCATAGGATTAGTCCAGAACTCCTCAGGATTCTTGAAGCCAGCGTTCATAGTCAGCTTAGCTAATGCGTTGTAAATCTTAGATGGGTCAGTCAAGCCAACTTCAATGGCTTCCTTCTGCATCTGTAAGATATTGTTCAAGTGAACCATCTGTTGGTCTTTGTTGCCTGCGCCTAAACCTACAGAGATGGATAAGTCGTTACGAGCTTTCCAATCTCTTGGGTCAACCTCTACCCATTTGTTACGCAAACGCACCATTTCAGGTTTATTTTGATTAGTCCGTACCAAACGATGTACTAACCAGAAAAGGTCTTTAACGCCTGTTTCTGCAAATGTACGAGCTACTAAAGCTAAACGCTCTTGTGTAGCATTCTGAATCAGGTTCATGCCAGTAGCTGTCTTATTCAAGCTATTAGCATCTAAGCCTTGATTGTATGCAGTAACGCCTGTGCGTTTCTCCTTCATGCTATCCATGTACTCAACCATCGTGAATGATGTTGGTGGGAAAGCAGGATGGCTCAATGGGAATATCGCTGAACCTGGGTCACCTTCTACTCGCACAATACCGCCTGGGCGAGATGTCAACATATCGTCTAGGTTTACTCTGTCAGAGATAGCATAGCGACCATTGTTAGACAGATACATATTGTCTAGCTGACCACGAATCAATGTTGATTTAATCAACTGAATGTCCATAGTCAAGTCAGCGTATGAGCGACCAATATGGCGATGAGGCATAATCATTGGTGTGATACAAGCGAATGGGATTACATCAGCTTTCTCACGATAGATAATCTCATTACCTACGACAACATAGCGCATTAACTCGCCATCAATTCTGATATATGTGTCACGAACTAGAATGTCGTTGATAGATGTTCTGTCGTATTCTTCATCGTAGATGTCACGAGCAATAGCTTCCTCTTGGAAGTTCTCGTTAATCTCAGCATTGATTTGGTCTAACTTCTTCAGTGAGTAGTTAAACATCTCAGCAACAGCAGCACGAGTCATTGGCTCACGATGCTGTACAAAGTTAGCATCCTGTAAAGATGGGCCAGATACATCAATATCTACCATCATGTTCTCAGGTGCTACATTCTTTACATATATCTCTGTGCTACGCTCTGTGATACGAATCTTTACATCGTGCAACATAGGCATTTCCATCAAGCTCATCATCTCAGACATCATTGGAGATTCTGGCGCTGTAGGGTCAGGATATGCTGTGTGTTCCAACACTTCTACATTGTCATCTTGTACGAGCAATGTTAGTTGAGCGTCAGTTAATCCTTTATATTCTTCTTCTTCTGTTTCTACTTCTTCTTCTGCGTAAACTTTTACATAGCCGTTCTTTGACAGCAGTGCGTCTTTAAACCACACATAGAATACCTTGAAGCCTTCATTACGCTCCATAACTACATGGTTTACATAATCTGTTTCTTGTTCTGCTGCTGCTTGGTCTTCAGGACTCTTTGGGTCAAAGCTAACTACTGTGTCGCCTGATACGAATATCTTTAGCAACTGTGGCAATGCAGCTTCAATAGTGTCCTGCACATCATAAGATACAACTTGTGAGCGACCTTCTATCTCGTTACCGAATGGCTCACCTAAGTAATAGTTAATGGCTTGCGCTCTGTCATCAGCTAACGCAGAGTCATTGATACCATACGAGATGCTCTCGTTCTGCACGATGAGTGCAAGTATTTCTCCGTCTGACTTTTTCATACGATTCCTATATTCGAATATTCAATCTTCTTATTAGCCCAGCTCTCGTTCTTCATTCCATCTAAAGAGATAGACATATATCTGAAAGCATCAGCACCATGCGAGTATTCATCATGCAATGGCGCACCAGGCTCATTAGTAGCACTGTTAATAGTTCTTCTGTAGTTCTTTAAGCACTCTAACAATCGAGTAACTGATTTATCGAAATAGACTCGATGAAAGTTCATTCTAGCGATACGAATCCCATGTTCAATATCTGACTTTGGAACTATTCTTACATCCCAGCCATTTCTACGCATGATTTCTTCTGCTGAAGTACCATGCTTGAAGTCTTTTGACTGACCATCATGTGGCAAGTACATTTGACCAAAGTTATATGGAAGACTCTTTAGCTGACTTGAGTATGAGTCAAGCGTTCTATGGTCGTCTTCGATATATCCTATTATGCGAGCTTCTGATACACCTCTTTGTACGAGGATAATGGTCATAGAGTCATTCCATCCCAAGTCCATCACTACATGAACCTTCAATGTAGGGTCATATGGGACATTAGTTACTCTGCCATTCTCTTGCGCTTCTCTAATCTCACTAGCATAGATAGCGCCATCTTTTGCTGCTTTACAGTTACCTTCCCATATATTCTCATAGTCAGGGTTGGTAGCTTTACTGTGTAATCGTTCTTCTTCTAATACATCAGGAAACCAAGGATTGTCAGACCAGTTGACCTTGACTACCTCAGCGTTCTCAGGTTTGTTTACAATGAAGCGCTGATATGTGTCATCTGTATCCAAGTCAGGATTAAACGATACCCATATCTCTGAGCCTTCTTTACGAATCGTAGGGATTAAGATGTCCCATGACTTCTTACTTACTGTCTGCGCTTCTTCAATCCACGCTATATCACAGCCCTCAAAAGACTTGATAGACTCTACTGTGTTAGTAGCCAAGCCAGTAAATGTAAATGATGAGCCGTTCTTGCCTCTTATCTCAGCTTCTAGCACTTCGTAGAATGCGCCTAAGCCTAAAGCCTGTATCTGGTCATTCAGTAATGTATGAACTGACTGCTTGATAGACTTTTGTATCTCACGAGCGCAGAGAATGCGTAATGGGCGATTAGCCGCTTGTATGAGCAATGCTCTAGCAAAGCCCCATGACTTCCCTGAACCTCGACCGCCATATGCTACTTTATAACGATGTGGCTCAAATAGGAACTCTAGCTTACTCGGAAACTTCGCTGTCGGGTTTGACAAAGCTGATTCCTATACTTAATGGCAGAGCTTCTCCGTCTGCGCCTGTAATCTCTTGTCTTGCTACTGCTTTACCTTCCATGCGGTCAAAGACTTCTTTAATAGCTGATATATCACCTTCCTCTGCTTTGTTAAGCAATGCCTCTACAATAAGGTTAGCTTTTAACGCTTCTTCTTGAATGAGTCTGCGTTTCAGAGTTTCGTTTAATATCCTGTTGATTTTACTAGAATGTTGATTGCCTTTATTGACTTCGGCAGCTCGCTCTCTAGCTAATGCTAATTGTTCGTCTTTTGTCATGATTGAGTCCTAATAGGTTGCTCATAGGTTAGTTTGTTTATCGATTCCTACTAATGGATAGATGGCTCTGTGATAAGTAGCCCACCATTCATTACTGTAGTCTGTATATTGATAATCTTTGAAGCAAGGAGTTCCTAGTGTGTGATGTACTAGCTTTGCTTTAGGATTATATTCGTATTCTGTTTCTAGCCAATTCCACTCTATTGGTAATTCACCTATGAATCTATCTTCGAGCCAGCTAAACCGATGGAGGTATGAGCCAGTAGATTCCATCACCAATTCTGGTGTGAGCTTCTTATTTTGCCAATGATGGCAATTCCATAATATTAAACTTGACCAGTTCTTGCGAGGATAATCCTCATTCTTCTGTCCTAGGTATTTAATAGGATGCTTGGTCTTGTAATCATGCTTGACTACCCATACAGCTTTGTATGCGTCATCGTTCTTTGCTATATCGTACAGTTCTTTTACATCACCTACACAAGTCATGTCACCATCAGCGAATAATGCTATGCCTTCGTAACCTGTTAGATGCGGAACTAGGAATCTGCTATATATAAACTGATTAGAGCCATCAGTGTGTGTTTCATTGTATCCTTGTAGCGTGTTTAGTGCTAAAGGTGTGAATGATACAGGTATTGTTGCCTTCTCTAGTACAGATTGGCAGAAAGTGTGATATGCGGCAGGTTCTCGGTTATCGTAACCAACGAAGATGTGTAACATACTACCATTTTACCTTATTCGCCCAGTAAGCAGCGCTCATCTTTCCTTTTGCTATGTTCTTAGCATGGCGAGCTTTAAATGATTCATTGCGCTTGCTACCTTCAGCACTTCCTTTTACTCCTTGCTGACCAAAGCGAATTGTCTTTACCTGGTCGCCTTCTTTAGCGACTACTACATGAGATTTAGTTGGATGACTTGGTGTAGCCTTAGGCTTGTTATAGCCACTTACACCAGCTCTATCTAATCTAGGGTCTTTCTTCATTTCTTCTTCGCTGTCTTTGCCGCTTGTTTAAATGCTTTTGCGGTAGGAGCGCCTTTAGTGCCTGGCTTACGCATCTTCTCACCTGAGCCTTTAGCGATTCTTTCACGCTTTGCTGCAATGTTAGCGTATAGGCCCTTCATTATTTCTTAGCCTTTTTCTTGCTCATTCCTGCTTCAGATAAAGCGATTGCTACAGCTTGTTTTTGTGATTTTACTACTGGGCCTTTTTTGCCACTGTGTAATTCACCTTTGCCGTATTCCTTCATTACTTTGCCTACTTTTGCCATTTTGCCTGCTTTAGTCGTTGGTTTTTTCATGATTAGTCCTCTAGTTCAAAGTCTTTTCGTTCCCAAGCCTGACAGCTGCGTGGAGTGTGGCAAGCAAAGTCTAACTTATGACACCATCCTCGTTGAGTATAAGAGTCATAAATATCGTATTTGTTAAGTGGATACTTGTCTTTCATTGCTTGTAATGATTCTGGTGTATTGTCGTAATACTCACAATTACCACAGATTCTTGTTCTAGCTGTTTTTTCATCTACTAACCACAGCTTTGCCATCTTTTGCCAGTATGGCTTGTTATCCAAGTCAACATTCTCTGGACCAAGATTCCAATTCTTTATAGCATTTTCAGTATTCTTTAGGTTTTCTGATGCGCTTGGCATTTCTGGCGCAGCTTCAAGTAATCCATAGCCATTTTTCATCAAATATCCTTTAGAAATAAAAAAAGCCACATATAGTGGCAAATTTTGGGCGCAACTCGGCCTTCATGGTTCGAGAGTGTACACTAGTTTTATGGTTTTGTCAAGCTCTATCGTTAAAACAAGTGCTTTTTCTCTAGTCTTGTTGCTAATTCCGCTAAAGCTGACTGATAATTGTAGGCTATGCTCATCAATGTCATGTTTGTCTTGTTGCCTAGATGCGTTGCATACACGCTTTCTCGTAAATCTTTTGGCAAATCGTCTATCACGCTATCTACAATTAAGACCTGTTGCACATCCATGTCTTCAGTTAAGTCCTCAAAAGAATGTGCTCCACCTGTGCTAAATCCTACTGACTTATTGCTAAAGCCTAGCTTACTGTTGCCATGCTTCATGTAATCAGTCCACATCTCCAAATGATACTTGACACGCTCAATATCCACTACAGTTCCTCCCATAGCTCTTGTTTAACCTTGCGACACTCATCAGAAACAATCACGACCTTGCACATACCACCAGCTACTACTTCTCGCTTAACTACGACTATCGTATCAACAATCTCATCATCATAGATAACTCCTGTATGCTGCAATGCGTCTAGCAAGCACTTAAGCCTATTGTCTGCATCATACTTGCGCTTTGTTGGTGGATACAGCGCTACGAATACTGCTGCACGCTCTCCAATGAACTTTGCTTTAGCTTCTACTACAGCATCTTGCACCTTTTGTCTGAACTCATGAGCTGACTTCTTAAGATACTTGCGCTTGCCTGCTTGTCCCCACATATGGTTTACAGTGAGAGGGAATGGTAGAGTTAGTTTAATCATCTTTTTTAATTACTTCACCTTCTATTGTTTTTGCATTATAGAATCTATGTAAGTCGTACAATGGCGATACATCAATTTTTGGGAAAA